CCGAATGGCGCTCTTGCTGTAACCGGCGCTCCCACTTCACTCGCTGCTAACGGCTTTTTTAAACTTAAGTACGAACTGGCCTCGAATAGCTGGTATCGCGTAGCATAAGGAACACACCATGATTCGCTCTCCATTCCAACCCCTGCGCGGCGGCAACAAAGTTGTGACCCCTGCGGCCACATCCGCATCTACAACAATCGACCCTGTTTCTCAGTCCGTGCGCTTTGTCAACTCAGGCGCAAACATCTGCTATGTGCGGATGGGCACATCCGTAAGCGGCACACCTGCGACAACCGCAGATACTCCGGTACTTCCTAACTCTGCCGTCATCTTGGGCAAAGCAGAGGGAGAAAATACCGTGTCGTATATCTCCGCAACAGGCACGACCCTTAACATTCAACCGGGCGAAGGCGGTATCTAATGCAAATACCGGTACTTAATGGGATTTTTTCGGATGGTGCCGCAGATTTTCGGACGTCATATCCGGTCAATCTCGTGCCAGTACCGAAAGACAACGGCATCAGCAAGGGATACCTGCGTCCTGCTGAGGGGCTAATCTCTAACGGCATGGGGCCTGGAGTTAGTCGCGGCGGCATCAACTGGAACGGCATATGTTATCGGGTAATGGGGACGAAGCTAGTCTCTGTTTCCGATATTGGTTTCGTGTCTGTTTTGGGTGACGTTGGCGGCACTGGTCAAGTAGTTTTCGATTACTCGTTTGACCGGCTCGGCATTAACTCAGGCGGTAGATTGTTTTATTGGAATGGGTCAACACTTAGTAAAGTTACAGATCCCGACCTAGGCACGGTTATCGATTTTTGCTGGGTGGATGGATATTTTCTGACCACTGACGGCGAGTTTCTGGTGGTCACTGAACTGACAGACCCGACGCAGGTAAACCCGCTGAAGTACGGAAGCTCTGAAGCAGACCCCGACCCTATCAATGCACTGTTGAAGCTCAGAAACGAAATATATGTTTTGAACCGCAACACGATTGAGGTATTTGACAACGTGGGCAGTGAGGGCTTCCCATTCCAACGGATCGAAGGCGCACAGATTCAAAAGGGCGCGTTAGGCACTTTCTGTTCTTGCGTGTTTGCCGACACCATCGCATTTTTGGGCGGTGGGCGCAATGAGTCACCCGCTATCTATGTCGCCGCTAACGCAAACGCAATCAAGATCAGCACACGCGAGATTGATACGCTGCTTTCCGCCTACTCTGAGTCCGAGCTTGCAAACTCCATTTTTGAGTCCAAGACCGACAAAAGCCACGTCCATTTATGGGTAAGATTGCCTGACCGCACTCTAGTCTATGACGCATCAGCATCGCAGGAACTAGGTCAGCCGGTATGGTTTCAGCTTACAAGCGCTTTGACAGGATTCAGTGAGTACCGCGCTAAAGACTTGGTTTATGCGTATGACCGCTGGACTATTGGCGACTCTGTAAACCCTAACGTCGGCTACCTGACTGACGAGGTTTCTTCTCACTACGGTTCAATAGTCCGGTGGGAGTTCGGGACGCTTATCGTCTACAACGAAGGGCGTGGGGCCATCATCCATGAATTGGAGCTTGTCTGCCTGACTGGCCGCACTGCCTTTGGGCTAGACCCCGTTATCCGCACATCCTATTCACTTGATGGGGTGGAGTGGAGCCAAGACAAATACGTCAAGGTAGGCAAGCTGGGCGACCGTGCTAAACGCATCGTATGGTTAGGCCAAGGCGCAATGCGGAATTGGAGAATTCAGCGATTTAACGGGGATAGCCAAGCCTTCATATCAATCGCACGTTTAGAGGCTCGCCTAGAGCCATTGGCGGTGTAATGGCAACAGACAAGCCCATAACCCGCAATCAGCTTGCAAAGTTTCTGCCCGACCATGAGACTATCAAGGCGTTTGAGCGCCTTTTGCGGGTCACTGCGAATCTGACCCCCGATGACGTTGCAAACCTCACGCAGCTAATCGTTGAGTCTGGTTACTCCGCTGGCGTTGCCGAGAACCGCGCAGAGGCAACCCCGATGCACTCCGCATTGGATTACATCGACTTCACAAAGCGGCCAAAGCATGTCAACAAAGTGGCGCGGGTGGCGTGGAATGATGACGACGACACAATCAACATTCACCACACCGGAAACGTTACTCAGCAAGTAGGCCTAGAGGCTTACATCAGAGTGACAAACAATACCGGCTCGGCTCTGCCAAATGGCTCTGTGGTGGGCTTCTCCGGTGCGTCTGGGTTGATTGAAGTCTCTCCATTTCTTGCTGACGGATCTATGCCATCGCTTTACGCGATTGGGGTGTTGACGCAAGACATACCAACCGGAGGGAATGGCCGCGCTACCGTATTGGGTGCCGTGCGTGAAATCAACACTACAGGCGCACCCTACGGGGAAACGTGGCTAGTTGGCGACATTCTCTACGCAAGCCCGACAACGGCAGGCGGGTTAACCAACATAAAACCAACCGCCCCGAGCGTTTCTGTGCCGGTGGGCGCGGTTCTTTCCGTGGGCGCGACTGGTTCTATTTTTGTCCGTCCCGTAATTGAGCAGCAGAAGTATTACGGCACGTTCAATAAGACAACATCCCAAACCCCCGCAGCGACTAACACAGCCTACCCAATCACGCTTGATTCTGCATCAGTGTCTAACGGGGTAAGCATTGGCAGCGGCTCACGTTTAATCGTGGCCCACTCTGGCCTGTATGAGTTCAACTGTGCTTTTCAACTCTCATCAGGTAGCGCAAGCACTAAAAACGTATGGTTATGGTTTCGCAAAAACGGGGCAGACGTTGCGAATAGCTCGTTCAAAGTATCATTAGAAAGCAACTCCGCATTGGCGACACCGTCGCGGAGCATGGTTTTCTCTCTTGCCGCTAACGACTACATAGAATTGATGTGGGCGGCTGATAGCACGGCTGTTACCTTATCGCCATTCGCTGCTACGGCATTTGCCCCAGCCGCTCCCGCTTGTATTGTTTCCGTAGATCAGGTGCAACAATGATCGTAACTATTTCAAACATCATCCCCCGCAAAGCCGCCGCCGTTGGGATGGCTTCGCAATACATAGCAGATGGCCGAAAGACGGTCATTGATAAATTCACCGTGACCAACACCGGCGCGAGTGAATCCACTATTTCTATTCATTTGCCAGCGGTTAGCGCCTCACCCTCCGCTAGCAACTGCGTTTTGTCCGTGCGCGAGATCGCAGCGGGAGAGACATACCTATGCCCCGAGCTAGTGGGCCAAGTGATCGAGGTGGGCGGTTCTATTCATACTAACGCCTCCGCATTGGGTTTAACCATCAGCGCGTCGGGCCGTGAAATAACTTGATCGTATATAGACCCACATGCTAATATCAGACTAGCTGAGTCCAAGCCTTCCAGCGGGTCTAAACAGGATTTATATGGACTCACTCAAAGCCAATTTAGAGAAAATTCTCCCGCCCCATGCGGTGGATTGGCTTTTGATGCTATTCCAAGCTATCCAGCTATTTGATGACGTTGCCGATGGTGACGAAGTTAAACGCGACGATCTGAACGCTGTTATCTGGAACACCCTAGTATGTATGGGTCAAAACCCGTTCTATCGGGACAACATCAGCACACTCGCCCCGCTAATCGGCGCGGCCATTCTCAAGTGGCAAGCATCTGACACCGTAGAGCGCGAAGGAAGCGCAGATGCTAAATCATTCAACTGGCGCGCAGGGTTCTATGACCTTGTGTTGATGGCCGTGCAACTCACGCGAGGCACTGAGTTTGCAACACAAAACGCGCATATCGTTTTAAGTCTCTACGGTGAATCCCTAGATGACTATTTGAAGGAGTTTCATCATGCCTGATCCAGTAACCGGCCTAGTTGTGGGCGGCACTTCTCTATTGGCTGGCTCTATGCAAGCCGACGCAGCAAGCGATGCCGCAAGCATTCAAGGCGACGCATCAGCCGCAGGCATTGCCGAGCAACGCGCCGCACGTCTGGCAATGGAGAAGCTACTCTCCCCATATGTGAGCGCAGGAACTACCGCACTCGGACAGCAACAGGCGCTATTGGGTTTGTCCGGTGCAGACGCGCAGCGCAACGCCTATTCAGCCATTGAAAACTCCGCAGGGTTTCAAGCTCAAGTACAGCAAGGCGAAAACGCAATGCTGCAAAACGCATCGGCAACCGGTGGGCTACGTGGTGGCAACATTCAGGGCGCACTAGCCCAATACCGCCCCGCCATGCTGACCAACGCTATCAACCAACAATATGCAAACCTCGGCGGATTGACTCAGATGGGACAAAACTCTGCGGCTGGCGTTGGTAGCTCTGGGATTCCTT